ATTTAATCTTTGGTAAGTTTCTTGGCTGACCTTTTCGCTTTCGTTCCAATAAATTTTTACAATTCCATTTTTTTCTAATAACGCATCTTTGAACCAAGTATATAAAATAGAAAATCCAGGATTGTCTTTATTGAATACATAGTTCATGTAGTTCGTTGCTTGTTCAGCTAACGCAACATCTTCAGCTTTAACTGGTTCGCATTTTGCAGTTTGGTCAGAAGCTGTAAAAATTCTCATTAGGTTTGGCAAAATAGTTTCAATCGTATCAGACACATCAGTTGATACGACTTGTGATCTGCCGTCTATTTCGTTTCCTAATTTTTCACCTAAATAATATTCAATAGATTTTTTTCTTTGGTTGGATAATTCTCCACCCATAAAACCTAGTGCATTATTAATTTCGTTATTAATGATAAATCGTAATTCTGTATCTGATATTTTTGCCATATTTTATATAATGTAATTCGTATTAACTTTTATCGTTTGTTTCCAATCTGTCAATTCTATCCCACTTCCAACAATCCCTGTTCTAAAGGCATCGGCAGAGTGCGAAGCAAAGTTGTGTAAAGGTTTGTTTCTAAAACATTGATTACGTTCATCCCAACGTTTTTGATAAGCCTTCATTGCTTCAATTCCTGTTGCACATTTCGTTTTATCAAAATAGCAATTCGGCAAAGCTTTTCTCACCGCTTCTATTCCATCTTCAATAGAAATTTTCGGTGCAACTTGAAAGGCTATACCAAGTTCTAACGCACTTTCCAACCTTGATTTTCCATACGCACCTAATTCCCTGACCTTAATATCATGAGGTGCAATATGATTAGAATAGTCATAAGGCTTGTTATGAATGACTTTAGCATAGTGATCTAATCCCTCACCGCTAGATTCATAGTAATCAATTAATCTAATCTGATCTCTATGACGTTGTGCAAACCAAATCACAGTTTGGTCATTCATTCCTAAATCCCACCAGGTTTCTACGTCTAGGTGTTCATCGTATAAATCATCTGTAACTTTCCCCTCTTGCTCAGCCTTCTCAATGATAGCTCCATAATAAGAACCAGTGATTGCTGCTTGAAAGGAACATTCAAATTCTTGTTCAAATAAATCAGGCGACATCATTTCTTTTGCCGACTTTAATTCTTCATCATCTAGTATCTTTGTTTCACTAGCTTTGTGTATTGCTGAGTACCAGCCGTCTAATTCTTTGGCTTGGCAATAAAGATCATAGAAGTAATTTCTACCCTTTGGAGTTCCTATAAAAATACACCACCCTTTTCTATCTGCTAAGGCAGGTCTAATAATCTCAGGAAACAAACTAGGGTTAATACTTTGTGTTTCATCTAATACCGCACCATCAAGGAAGATACCTCTTAGTGCTTGATCGTTTTCACCCCCTAATATGGTAATCCTTGCACCATTAGGAAAGTCGCAACGTAATTCTGATTCATTAAACTTTACTCCAGGTATTTTACCGGCATACGTCTTAATGTAATCCCATGCCGTTGCTTTACCTTGTTTGAATGTAGGCGAAATAAAGGCATATCTGCTAGGCTGATTAGGGTTTAGCAAAGCTTCTCTAATCATGTGATTAATACACATTACAGTTTTCCCAGCTCTACGATGTAAGACCAACACACTAAATCGGTGCTTAGAGATATTTTTATGCAAAATTTTTTGCAAATCTCTAGGTCTGTAAGGAATCTCAATTGTTTGCATTTTAAAACAAAACCCCCCTTAATGGAGTGTTGTATTCATATCAAGAGGTTGTTCAATGCCTAATTCCCAAGTAATCCACTTGGAAAACATATCAGCCTCTTGTTTATCTTTAAATCCGTTAAACTTGATGACGACTTGATTGTGCTTATCAAGGTAAACTACAGTTTTGTATTCTTTATCTTCAAAGTCCATTGTCGCCTCTTGTTTTGTTTGTGTGTAAGTCCCATCAAAATTTTAATAGTACCAAAAAAAATTCTTTGGGTGGGGTCAAAATAAAACCCCTATGTTCTCTATTTGTTCTTATAAATACAATTCCAGGTATTTTAGCGATACGTTATCGTTATCAGTAACTAATATTATTAGAACATAAATAGAACCAATAAACACCGGTAAAAATAGCATTTAAACAGCCTAGAACCATGTATTTTTTAACAATCCTGACATTTCAGGCAGTTATACCTGGATTATGTCGGTATTCGTTTGATATTTGAGTAATTACACCTAAAAGCTAAGCAAATAAAAGAAATATGATTAATCCTGCCATTTAACAAGTATTGCAGAATCTCCACTTTTAACTGCTATTTGATTAGATTTAGAATAATTTGGACTCAATTTCTCTGCTTTCCATTTTGCTAAATCTACTGAGCTTTTGACCAAATGAGTCAAAGCCAAATCTCCCTTACCTTTTTGCTTTGTTTCAGTGATTGTATTATCTAAAAGAGTTTCAGCTTCATTTAAAACAAATTCAATTCCATCAGATTTAGCTTTTAAATATTCCTCTTTTAAATCTGA